ATGTCGGGCGTGAGCAGCGTGAGCCGCAAGACGCGGGTCATGTAGGACGGGGCGATCCCCTCGCGCTCGGCCAGTTCGGCGATGGTCGTGAACTCGCCCGACTCCAGTATGCGCTTCCAGCGAAAAGCCCGCGCCACAGCCTTGACCAAAGTGTTGTCTATCTTGCGTTGGCTGGGTGCCCCGTCCGGCATCTGCATCTCCTTGCGACCGCCGCGCTTCACGAGGCGGAACGGAATGTGCACTGTCACCGTTTCCGGCACTGGCTTCGCGCGGGTCATGCCGCCGTTCCTAGATCAGCCATCATTTCGCGCGCCAGCCCGGTCAGACCGTCCATGCGGAGGCGAACATTCAGGCCATCGGTGCCAATGTCGACCCGCTCGATCAGCAGCCCGACGATGCGTGCCTGCTCGGCGGGGAAGAGTTCGTCCCAAAGCGGATCGAGTCGGGTCAGTGCGTCACGGGCGTCGGCTTCGGTGATCTGGTCATCATGAGTGCGCGCCGATTTCCATGTGCCAGCGACGATCTCGGGCTGCCGGAATACGGCGCGCAACTGACCGATGACTGCGGCCTCGATCTCCCCAGCAGGGACGCGGCCGACCGGGCATGATCCTGCGCCGTGCTTCAGCACGGTCTGGCTGACATAGTATCGGTAGAGCTTGCCGCCCTTGCGCGTGTGGGTCGGCGAGAAAGCGGCTCCGTCGGGGCCATAGAGCAGCCCTTTCAGCAGGGCGGGCGTGTCGGCACGGGTGCGCGCGCCGCGCTTGCGGGGGCTTTCGGTTAAAATGGTGTGGACCTTGTCCCAGACCGCGCGGTCGATGATGCCGTCGTGCTCACCGGGATAGCTGTCGCCCTTGTGGACCGCTTCACCGATGTAGGCGCGGTTGTTCAGCAGGCGATACAGGTATTTCTTGTCGATCCGGTTGCCGCGCGGCGTCCGGATGCCGCGTGCGCCGACCTCCCGCGCCAATTCCGTGCAGGACCCGATCTCGAGGAAGCGGGCGAAGATCCAGCGGACGTGCCCGGCGTACTCCTCGTCGACGACGAGCTTCCGGTTCTCGACGCGGTAACCGTAGGGCGGGACGCCACCCATCCACATGCCCTTCTTGCGGCTGGCGGCGACCTTGTCGCGGATCCGCTCGGCGGTCACCTCGCGCTCGAACTGCGCGAACGAGAGCAGGATGTTCAGCGTCAGCCGGCCCATGGACGTGGTTGTGTTGAACGACTGCGTGACCGAGACGAAGGTCACGCCGTTCCGGTCGAATACCTCGACCAGTTTTGCGAAGTCGGCGAGCGAGCGGCTGAGGCGATCGATCTTGTAGACCACCACCACATCGACTAGCCCGTCCTCGATATCTTCTAGCAGCCGCTTCAATCCGGCACGTTCCAGCGTGCCACCCGAGAGGCCACCGTCGTCATACTGGTCCCGGACCAGCACCCAGCCCTCTGACCGCTGGCTAGCGATGTACGCCTCGCAGGCCTCGCGCTGGGCATGGAGCGAGTTGAACGCCTGCTCGAGCCCTTCCTCGGAGGATTTCCGCGTGTAGATCGCGCAGCGCTGCTTGCGCACGATGGGCTTCGTCATGACCGGGCCCTCCGGTTTTTCAAGCCGAAGAACACCCAGCCGTTCCACCGCGTGCCGGTGATCGCACGGGCGATGGCGGACAGCGACCTGTAGGGCCGCCCCTGCCATTCGAAGCCGTCCGCGGTGACAGTGACGACGTGCTCGACGCCCTGCCACTCGCGGATCAGCCGCGTGCCGGCGATGGGCATGGTGTCCGCCCGGACGCGGCTTTTCTTGCGGTCGCCGCCGTCGAGTTCCTCGCCGAGCCGCTCCAGCCGCCGGACGGTCTCGGGTTTCAGCCCGCCATAGGCGAGTTCCTGGATGCGGTACGCCAGCCGGCTCTCCAGGTAGCGGCGGTTGAACGGCGGCGGCTCGCTGTCGAACAGGTCGCGCCATTGCGCCTTCAGTTCCGGCGTCGTCGCGGTCTTCAGCGCGGCGAGTCGCGCAGGGATCGGATCGTGGGTTGTCATGCGGTTCTCCGGTGAGTTGGAGTTGCATGACGGCATGCGCTCGCCGGAGAGTGTAGGCGAATTTCTCCGGTGTCGTCAGAAGGTTCACCGTGTTCGCGCATTCTCAGCCGAACCAGCCCGAGCGCCAGCAAGCCGCACAACTCGGCGCGGCGCTCGGCGGGAGTCATCTGATCGGGCGGCAGAGGATTGGGGCGTTTCATGAAGGGCGGGTCCTTGCTGTCTCGCCCTTCTCCTACTCACCGCGATCGCGAACCGTCCCACGGGGTCCAGAGCGCCGCCGGCACAGGCATGCCGGACTCGACTCTGGGTTGTTAAGGCTGATAGAACGTTCAGCGAACATCCGATTCCATTCCGGGAGGTTCCATTGCCGTCCGACATCAAGAAATTCATCAATCCCAAATTCCTGCGCACGATCGATCTCGATCTCATGCGCGAACTTTTCGCCCGGCATTATGAGGCGGACGAGATACCGGTGGCGTTTGTTGGCGAGCCCGCCGCAATTCGACAGTCGCTGATGGACTATTTCGAGGCGCCCGTCACCGAATGGTCGGAAGGCGTCGTCGCCGATCTCCATCGCGTCGCAGAGGTCGGTACTGGCGAGGGGCTGCAACTCATCCTCAACGAGGCGCGGCGGCAGAACGTGGTCCTCTATCCCGATGCGGAAACCGGGACCGATGAGGACGCGCCGGCAAAGCACGACGCCAAGCATGTCGCGCTGCACACATATCTTCATCACCACCGCGTCTTCGAGGCTGCCGCGGACTTCCAGGCGCTTCGCGCGCCGAGCGCGATGGCCGAATTCCGCGGTCCGCGGCGCCATGTGGACGCCGATCTGACCGAGGACACCAAATCCGCGTTCAGGGCGGCGATCATCAAACTGCTCGCCCAGGATCTGCAGGGCGAGTACTGCCGCGTCGGCCAGTACGAGGAGGACAGCGAGATCAATCTCGTCGTCAGCCACGGCGCGCCGGTCACCACGACACCGGTCGTTGCCGGCGACCGCGAGGAAATCATCACCCTGCGTGCGGTGAAGTATGCCGCGCTGCGCTACTCCCCGGCCGAGGGGTTGCTCCGGGTCGGCGGGGTCGCCAAGGCCCGGCAGGCGGATATTGCGGAAACCTTCGCCGAGCACATCCTGGCGCAGCCGGGGTTCTTTGCCGGCGCGGATGCGCGCGACCTCTACACGCTCGATCCGATCGGCGCGGCCGGGCCGGGGTTCGCGTTCGACCATGCGTTCGACGAACGGATCCTCGAGGTCCGGATCGTCGCCGCTGCCGCAGACCTCTTCGAGCGCGACGAGGACGAGCAGAAATGGCGCTACGTGCGCAGCTGGGTGTCCAGGGACGCCTCCGGCGGAGCGCTGCGACACTTCCGCGAAAGCGAGGTACGCTTCGGGCGTGGCTGGCGGCTGGGCGAGATCACCTTCCGGGTGTTCTTCAAGACGGACAGGAAGCGCCCCGCCCAAGTCACGGCGCGCCTCAAACCGCCGGGCACGCTGGCCTTCCGCCGCACCCGGTTCGAGAAGGCGGTCCACGCCCTCGTCGCGCGCAACGGGCTGGAGACGGACCGCGATGCTGGCATGGTTGTGGACGCGGCTGAGTGACAGCGGCCCGGCGGTCTCGATCTCCGGACGGGCGCTGCGGCGCTTCCCCGAGGGCGACGTCGACCGTCTGCTGCGGGCGCGTGTCCTGATCGAGCGTCGCAAGGCCGACAACTGGCCGGTTTGCGCCCATTGCGACTGCGGGCTCGATGCGCGCCCGGTCCGATATGTCGGGCAGGAGCTGCGCGCCTGCTGCCCGGACAACCCCGCCGAGGACGTCATCCTAGAAGAAGGCGATCTCAAGCGTTTCGGCATCGACGCCCGGCGCCTCGCCGCACAGATCGCTGCGAGCGGCGGTCTCGCCGGGTCCGTCGCGACTGTCGTGGACGACGTCTGGATGCTCGGGAACACGCCTGCCGATGGGGCCCTCATGCTCTGCCGTGACGTCGACCGACTGGAGGCGCCGGGCGCGATCCTCGCGATGAAGTCCGCGGCGGCACCGCGGCTGGTAACGGTCATTGTCCATGAACCGGACCCGGCACTGGTGCTGCGTCTGCGCGAGGCCGGTATCGAGGTCTGGGCTCTCACGGACGTGGTCCGAACAAGCGCGGAGGGCGCTGATCGTCTGGTCCTCGACGGCGCGCGCGTTTCGACGGGCGCCGTGCGTCTCGTCCTGCATCGGCGAGCGCAGTCCGCCGTGCTGGACGGTCGGCGCCTCGATCTTCCCCCGCAGATGTTCATGCTTTTCAATATGTTCGTCGAACGGTCCTTGCAACGCGATCCAGTGCTCAAGGCGCAGGAGATCGAAGCGCAGTTCCAGCGGACGCCGCGGGAAATCGTTCGCGACCTGCGCAAGTCCCTGGTTGTCAGCGGTCTTGCGGAAGAAACGGCCGAGGCTCTGATCCAAACCGTCCGGACGCGCGGCTATTGCCTCGGTCTCGCCCCTTCAGAGGCCGCGATAGAAGACTGAGGGCCGCGGCTCACACAATCGGCACACATCAAACACACGCCAATCACACCGGCAGAACGATGAAGGCGGGCAGTCTCGGAGCATCAGAAACGATGTTCCGAGGCTTCCAACGATGCACCCCCTGATTTCCCCCTCCGACCTTGCCACGCTGATCGACGAGGCCGAGCGCGCGGCGCGACGCCTGCACCGCAAGCTGGCGCTGCCCGCGGCCGATCTCGACGATCTCCGCCAGGACCTCCTGATCGACCTGATCTGCCGGCTGCCGCGCTTCGACAAGCGCCGCGGCACCATCGGCGCTTTCGCGGGCATCGTCCTGCGCAACCGGTCCTCGCGGATCGCGATCCGGCACTACCGGGAGCGCCGCGCGCAGGGCGGCACGATGCTGTCGCTCAACGCGCCTATCGCCGGCAGCGCAGAGCCGCTGGGCTGCCTGCTGGCGGAGACGGACGGGCTGGCCGCCTGGCACGGTCAGGACCGCGATCCCGAAACGGACCTCCAGACCCGTGAGGCCGTGCAGTCCGCGTTGGCGCGCCTGCCCGAGGGCGACCGCCGGTTCTGCTGTGCGCTTGCCCATCGCTCCGTGACGGCGCTGGCCGCCGAGGGCTTCGGCAGCCGCTCGGCGCTCTACCGGCGCCTTGCCGATCTCCGCCACGTCCTCACCGCCTACGGGCTCGGGCCCGCCTGGGACGATCTCGCTGCGGCGTGAGTAGAGGCGAAAGGAGGAGATCATGTTCATGGGCACCACCCCCTTCATCACCGTCCGCGCCAGCCGTCCGCTGAGCGAGATCGAGTTCTGCGCCTGGGTGGCGCAGGCCGCGCCCGGCGACCGGCTGGAATATCACCGCGGCTATCTCGTGCTGGACACCTATCCGCTGTTCAGCGCGCTCGACGACAAGGCGCGCGGCGAGCTCGCCAGACTGGCCGGACGCGCCTTCTGGGCCGCCGAGCAGGGCCTCGTCCACCTCGTGCAGCAGCGCGATGGCCCGGACCGCTTCGCCTACATCGCCGTCGCCCGCCCCAAACCGAAGGCCGCCGCAGCCTCGCTGTCGGCGCTGCTGCTCGAGGAGCAGGCGGCGTGAGTACCCCCATCCAGACCCCTTTCCCCGATCGCGGAGACACCTTCATGCCCTTTCCCGAGAACACCCCGACGCCCGACGATCTGCCGGAGCTCGACCCAAAAGAGATCGCCGACCTGCCGGTCGAAATGCTGGCGGTACTGCAGCACGAGATCGACGCACGCCTCAGGCGCGACAAGGCCGCCAAGGCCCGCCTCGATGGCGCATTGAGCGTCCGCTACGCCGACCGCGCGATCGAGGAACGGCGGGCCGCGGCCAAGGACACTGGCACTGTCCGGTTCCACGACGGCGATTTCACCGTGGTCGCGGATCTGCCCAAGCGTGTCGACTGGGACCAGGCCCAGCTGGCCGCAATGGTCGAGCGCATCCGCGCCGCCGGCAACGATCCCGCCCAGTATGTCGACATCGCCTTCAAGGTGCCGGAGCGCAAATACGCCGCCTGGCCCGACGCCATCCGGCAGGGCTTCGAGCCCGCGCGGACGGTCGGCAGCGGCTCGCCCAGCTTCAGGCTCGAGTCCGCCGGCACGCCCTGAATGCAGCGGCGGGGATGCCCTGACCGCAAGGCTGGGCAGGCTCCCCTTCGGCGCCCGGTCACCCCCCGCCGCTGTTGACCCCTTCGAGCCACCATAAGGAGAGCATGATGACAGTGCGCATCATCACCGCCGACGAGAGATTGTCGGCATCCGAGAACAAGACATCGCTGGCGATCTTCGGACCGCCCGGCGTGGGCAAGACCACGCTGATCACGTCGATGCCCGAGGAAAAGGCCGTGTGCTTCGATCTCGAGGCCGGCATGAAATCCGTCCAGCACTGGCGCGGCCCCAGTATTCCGATCCGCAGTTTCGAGGATTTCCGCGATCTGGTGATCCTGATCGGCGGCCCGGACCCGGCGCAGCACCCCGACAGCTATTACGGACCGCGCTATCACGCCCATGTGCAGGCGCATTACGCCGAAAGCGGGCTCGAAGCGTTCCTCAAGGACCGCTCGATCATCTTCGTGGATTCGATCAGCGATCTGACACGCCAGGCGATGGCCTATGCCAAGCAGCAGCCGGAGGCGTTCTCGGACCGGACGGGCAAGCCGGATGTACGCGGTGCCTACGGGCTTCTCGGGCGCGAGGTCATCCAGGCGCTGAAGCACCTTCAGCATGCCCGCGGCAAGACCGTGATCTTCGTGGGTGTGCTGGAAAAGGTAACCGACGAGTTCGGAACATCGACCTGGCTGCCGCAGATGGAAGGCACGAAAGCAGGCCGCGAACTGCCGGGCATCGTCGACCAGGTCATCTCGATGCAGCTTTTCGGCAAGGACGCCGAAGGTGCATGGACCCTCGATGAAAAATCCGCCGAGCGGCGTCTCGTCTGCACATCCGGCAATCCGTGGGGGCTGCCCGCGAAAGACCGCTCGGGCCGGCTCGACACGACGGAGCCGCCCGATCTCGCCGCGCTGCTGGCCAAGATCGACGGCCGCGCGGCCCCCGCTTCCCTCTCTCACCCCGACTGATCCCAGAAAAGGACCCAACCCATGAGCTACGATCTGAACGACGCCGCCCCGCAAATGGCCCCGATGGGGGAGCTGATCCCCGATGGCACCTTCGCCAAGGTGACGATGAAGCTGCGTCCCGGTGGCACGAACGGTGCGACCGAGATGGATGCGGGGCTGCTGAAGAGCTCGGCGCACAGCGATGCCAAAATGCTCGATTGCGAGTTTACCGTGACCGAGGGGCCGTTCGCGCGGCGCAAGTTCTGGCAGAACTTCACCGTGGCGGGCGGCAAGCTCGACGAGAAAGGCCAGTCCAAGGGCTGGAACATCTCCAAGAGTTCCTTTCGGGCAATGGTCGACAGCGCGCTTGGGCTCGACCCGAAGGATGTCAGCCAGGCGGCAAAGGACAAGCGGGTGATCGGCGGGCTCAAGCAGCTCGACGGGATCACCTTCGCCGCACGCATCATGGTGGAGAGCTCGGACAACCCGAACTACCGCGACAGCAACAAGCTGGCCAATGTCGTGCTGCCGGGTGAGCCCGCCTATGCCGCCATCATGCGCGGCGAGCAGGTCACGCCGGATCCGGTCAATGCGGCACCGCGCAAGGCGCCCGCGCAGACACCGCCGGCCTGGAACGCGCAGGCCCCGGCGCAGGGAGGCTGGTCCAATACGCCTCAGGCGCCGGCCGCACAGCCGCAAGGCAGCACAGCTCCCGCAGCACCCGCTGCACCCGGTGGGGCCCCGGCCTGGCTGAACAGTTGAGCCGATGACGCCGGATGAATGGCAGGCGCATGTGACGCGCGCGGCAGCACGGGAGATAGGCACATGGCTCGAGGCCCGCGGAAGACTGGATCGGCCCATCGCAAGTCTCGCGCTGTCCGATCTCGACGCCATGGCCTCGGTGGCCATAAGCCGCTTCGTCGTTCTGGCCTCGCACAAGACCAGGGAAGCGCCGGGGCAGGACGCGGATCTCGAAACGCTTCTCATGGGGTGAGCGGCGACGCCCGCGTCTGCGCCATCTGCACGCGAGAGGCGCGCGGCTTCGGGTTCTGTCTGCGCCTGCAACGGGCGCACTTCCCGTCCTACCAATTCTGTTCGCGCCGGTGCCAGGACATCGGTGCAGACCTCGCCCAAAGGAACCATGGCATGATTGACAAGACCGCCCGCGAGGCGCGCGCCATCCACGATGCCCGCAAGGATTTTGCCGAGGCGCTGACCGAACTGGGTCTCATGGCGCCCTTTTTCGACCGCACCGCCGCGGAGATCGACCAGCTCATCGAGGCGGCGGTCACCGGATACATCGACAGCATGCAGACGCAGGCCGCGAGGACCGAACGAGACGCCCGCCTGCCAGACGACCCAATCCCGTTCTGAGGTATTCCCCATGATCGATCTGAATCACGGGTCGGGTGCGCAGTATGTGCAGACCCGCGCTCTGCCCGACATCAACTCCGCCCTGGGCGCCGTAATCGATGCCGGCCTCGCCGCGCGTCAGCAGGACGAGCGCCCGCGCAGCTATGTCAGTTCCTCGGGGCTGGGCCGCGCCTGCCTGCGCCAGATCCAGTATGACTTCCTGGCGGTGCCCAAGGATGAGGGGCAGGACTTCGCCCCGAAGACCCTGCGCATCTTCGAGGCCGGTCATCGCGGCGAGGACATGGTCGCCAGCTGGCTGCGCCTTGCCGGGTTCGATCTGCGCACCGAACGCCCCGATGAACGGCAATTCGGGTTCACCGCCCTCGATGGCCGGTTCAAGGGGCATATCGACGGCTGTCTGGTCGGCGGGCCTGTCGCAATGGCGTATCCCGCGCTCTGGGAGACCAAGGCGCTCGGGGCCTCGAGCTGGAAGGACACGGTCAAGCGCGGGGTGACGATCGCCAAGCCGGTCTATGCCGCTCAGATCGCGCTCTATCAGGCCTACATGGACTTGCCGCACCCGGCGCTGTTCACCGCGCTCAATCGCGACACGCAGGGACTCTACGCCGAACTGATGCCTTTCGACGCGGCGCTGGCCCAGCGGATGAGCGACCGCGCCGTCGAGGTCGTGCGGGCGTCCGAGGCGCAGGAAATGCTGCCGCGCGCGGTCGCGGAACCGACCTCGGTCGTCTGCAAGGGCGGCATGGCGGCCGGTCACTGGCATCCCCCCTGTGCATGGGCGCAGCGCTGCTGGAGGGCTCGGCAATGATTCCACAGGCATACGAATTCAAGCGACTGGCACCCCAGTTCCGGAAGAAGTCGATCTTCGGATTTCTCTTCGAGGGCATCGAGTCCGCGCCGGTCTATTACTTTGCCGATCAGGAAAGCTTCGACAGCGATGAGATAGCGGCGCTGCGCCCCCGGATCACGGGAGGGCCGTTGAGGCTGCCGCATCCTGGCGTCGTGTTCGAGGTCAAGGATCGCGACCCGCGGCGTTCCGCCTTGCTCGTCTATGCGCGCCAGTTCGACGATAGAGTCGAAGCGGGCTTCGTCTTCAAGGACAGACCGAGACGGAGATGGACGGACTGCCTGATCCATGCCGTGTTCACCGAGCCCGGGCTGGCAGAAGGCTATCCGAACCCGAAGCTGGGTGAGGAAGAGATCAACATCTATGGCGAAGTAGCCACGGGCATCGTCTGGCGCGCTCTGACCATCCTGTCCCAGGTGGCCGAGATCAAGCCCCGCACCATCAGCCCCGCGCAGCGCCGCAAATACGCCAAAGCGGGCGTGCGCGGGTGGACATGGCATCAGATCATGATCGATCCGGAGCGGCTGCGCGCCACGAGCGCACCGCAGGGCGGCACGCATGCCGCTCCGCGCTGGCATGTCCGGCGTGGCCATTGGCGGCAGCTTGCCGACGGCCGCCGGGTCTTCGTGCGTCAATGCGAGGTCGGCGATCCCGCGCGCGGCGGCGTGATCAAGGATTACATCGTGAAAGGACAATCGGCATGAGCAGCTTCACACCATCGCCCCCGCAGGCTGCGGCCATTCGCGAGATCAGGGACTGGTTCGAGACCCGGACCGACGCGCAACAGGTATTCCGGCTGTTTGGGTATGCCGGGAGTGGGAAAAGCACGGTGCTGAAGTTCGCACTCGACGAGCTTGGCCTCTCCCCCCATCGCAGCGCGAAGGACGGCCCCTGCGTGCCGGGCGTGGTCACCGCCACTTTCACCGGCAAGGCGGCGCTCGTGCTGACGCGCAAGGGCACGCCCGCGCGCACCATCCACAGCCTGATCTATTCGGTGAGCGAGGCGACCGAGGAAGAGGTCGAGGCGGCGGGCAAGCGCCTCCGCGAGGCCGAGGACGCCGCGCGGCACATGAGCGGGTTCGACCGCACCACGGCCGAGGCCGCGGTCGAGGCGATGCGCCAGGCGCTTTCCGCAATGAAGCACCCGCGGTTTGCGCTGAACCCGCAGAGCGACGCGGCCGATGCAAGGCTGATCGTGCTCGACGAGGTCTCGATGGTGGGCGAGGACATGGCGCGCGATCTGATGAGCTTCGGCAAGCCCATCCTCGTGCTCGGCGATCCCGGCCAGCTGCCCCCCATCAAGGGCGACGGCGCTTTTACCCGCGACGAGCCGGATGTGATGCTGACCGAGATCCACCGCCAGGCGGCCGAGAGCGCCATCATCCGCCTCGCCACCATGGCACGCAGGGGCGAGCCCATCGGGTTCGGCACCCATGACGATCATGTCGCCAAGCTGCGCAAGGGCGACATCACGCCCGAGCAGGCGCTGCGCGGCGGCCAGCTCATCTGCGGGATGAACGCCACGCGGCTGCAGATCAACAACGCGATGCGGGCCGCGGCCGGGTTCGGGGGCACGTGGTTGCCCACCGGACCGGACGAGAAGATCGTCTGCCTCAAGAACCAGAACGCGCATGGCCTGATCAACGGGATGTTCGTCACGCTCGAGGACATCGTCGACGAGGGCAGCCTCTTTTTCTCGGCGGTGGTGACGGACGAGGACGGGCGGCGCGTCGGGCCAATCGATCGCGACGGACGTCCCGGTCGCCTGCGTCTCTACAAGGGCCACTTCGAAGATCATGTCGCCCATGACCGCCATCGCCACGATCGTGACTGGAAGCACAAGCGGCATCTGACCGAGGCGACCTTCGGCTGGGCCATCACCGCGCACAAGGCGCAGGGCTCGCAATGGC